CCCAGCGCCTTATCTGACCAACGACAACCGAGAATATTTCAAAGATGCTTATGAAATTGGTCCAGAAGCAATTATCGACACTTACGCTGAGGCAACCCAGCACGTTGACCAGGGTCTATCACTAACCCTGTTCTTCAAGGACACCGCAACCACCCGTGATGTCAACCGTGCACAGATTTACGCATGGAAAAAAGGCATCAAGACCATTTACTATATTCGCATTCGCCAGATGGCTCTCGACGGCACTGACGTCGAAGGCTGTGTCTCCTGCATGCTCTAAAAATTAGAAAGGAATAAAATGACTGGAATAACTAGGCCAATCAACTGGAACAAAATTGAGGACGAAATAGACCTCATTGTTTGGAATCGCCTTACCGCTAACTTCTGGTTGCCCGAGAAGGTTGCCCTATCTAATGACGTTCAGTCTTGGGGAAACCTGACCGATACTGAAAGATTGCTAAGCATGAGGGTGTTTACTGGTCTAACTATGCTCGACACTATCCAAGGGACCGTTGGTGCTGTGACCCTTATTCCAGACGCTAGAACTCAGCACGAAGAGGCTGTATTGACCAACATTTCTTTTATGGAGTCGGTACACGCTAAATCTTACTCTTCTGTATTCAGCACCCTAAGTTCTACTCAGGAGATTGAAGACGCGTTCCGCTGGTCAGAAGAGAATCCTTACCTTCAGAAGAAGGCTGAGATTGTTCTTGGTTATTATCACGGCGATGACCCGCTGAAGCGTAAGGCTGCTTCTACTCTGCTGGAGTCTTTCTTGTTCTACTCTGGCTTCTACTGGCCTATGTATTTGTCGTCGCGCGGTCGTCTGACCAACACCGCTGACCTAATTCGCCTAATCATTCGTGACGAGGCTGTTCACGGTTACTACATCGGTTACAAGTTCCAGTTGGCTTACAACGAATTATCAGAAGTAGAGCGCGAGAAACTCAAGGAATACACATACGACCTGTTGCTTGAACTTTACGAAAACGAGTGTAAATACACTCACGACTTGTATGACGACATCGGCTTGGCTGAAGACGTGAAGAAGTTCCTTCACTACAACGCAAACAAGGCACTGATGAACCTTGGGTTTGACCCACTGTTCCCGAAGGAAGAAACAAACGTAAACCCAGCAATCCTTGCTGCGCTATCCCCTAACGCTGACGAGAACCACGACTTCTTCTCTGGGTCTGGTTCTTCTTACGTTATGGGCAAGCACGAATCAACTGAAGACAGCGACTGGGACTTCTAATGCCTACTTACGATTATGTTTGCGACAAGAACAAAGAGCACAAATACACTGAAGTCAGAAGCATCCACGCTGACCAGCAGCAGACAACTTGCGCTGCTAATGGTTGCGATGGTAAACTCAATCAAATAGTTTCGGCTCCACCAATTATCTTCAAAGGTAGTGGGTTTAGTTCGAACCGTGGATAACTGGAAAGAGTAAAACTTGTCTCTAGGCGTTTTTCTGTCCGACGAAGAAATAGAAAAATTTAGCAAGTATGGTCCGCCAATGTGCGCTGAAACTGACCCAGAGGCTTTCTTCCCTCAAGAAAACTACGACTCTCGTGGAAATTTGATAAGTTCTTCTTATTATGACGAATCTGGCGCAAAAGCGCTTTGTAATGCTTGTCCTTACAAAATAGAGTGCTTGGCATTGGCTATCAAGTTACAGGCAGAAGGTATCTGGGGCGGGACAAATGCCAATGAACGCAACCTGCTAGTGAGACGAATGAAGCGTGCTGGTAAACCTCTAAAATAGGCAATCCATAAAAGAGGTAAAATAGATGTAATGCCCTTGGGAGAGAGGCTTTAATAACTCACTCTTAGGGAGAAAACATGGAAATCGTAAAAACAATCTTCAAGCGTACGATTGCGCTTGTAATCCTCAAGGTCAGCGCGGTTCTTGCTGCTGGTAGTCTCGGTGGCGTAGAACTTTGGCAGTCAGCCCTTATCGCCGCTTTTGTCGGTGTCATGGAAGTTGCTGAATCTCTAGCCCGTGCCTATGTTGTAGACGGAAACCTGAGCGAAGACGAAATCAACGTTGCGTTCGCATCGTCTGCTGAGGCTGAAGTTGCTAAGAACAAGGGAACTCGCTAGTCATTAAATAAGAAACCCCCTCTTTCGAGGGGGTTTTCTTGTTTAACCTACTTCTTGAGTTTGGTTCTAGCAACTCCATAGTAAAGGGGGTTAGAAGAACTTAGCCCCAAGCCTTTGGCAATCTTGGTTAGCGAGATTCCGTTGTCCTCGTACTCGTGGCGAAGTGCTTCGTGATACTCCTCCACGCTCTTGTCCTTGGCAATCTTGATGCGCTCTATTGCTTCCGCTAGTTGCTCTGGAGTTGCCTTGCTACGAATCCTCTTGGTTGCTGGAGCAATGCCTACAGTGGTGACGCGTCTGCGTACACCAGCGTATGTAACTCCTACAGCATTAGAGATGGCGATAAGACTTCCACCCTTTGAGTAATACTCGACTAGTAGACGAGTGTATTCACGGCTGGCGTCGTGCTGGGGGGATTTGGTGTTGCGTGAGCCGTAAGCCTTGCGAGCCAATGGCAATAGTTCTTTTAGGAGTGGAGCGTAGTGCTCTACCAATTGTTCTGACATTATGTCCTTTCAAGTCATTTGTCGTTAGGTCGAAACCTTTATACCTGATTATAGACAGAACGTTTATAAAATCGCAAATTAATTGCGTCCGCTGTCAGAGAACTAGTGACTGGCTTTTAGTTAGGGTACTTGCTTTTATCTGAGTGAGTAAACATTGTAAGCGCGTATCTTTCACCTGAAATTACTTCTTTGACCCCGTGCTGGTATTCCTCGCTGCCTGGGTGAATCACAATGCTGTACTTCTTAGGCTTTATAGAAAGGTTTTTTTGAGGATAGTAAATTTCTCCACCCCTGTATTCATCATTCAAATAAATAACGAAGCCGTGAAGGATATCGTTATTTCCTTCGTTTGGACCTCTGTCACTATGCACTGGCATTGAGTCTCCAGATTTGAATCTATTTATACAGTTAATGTAGGAGTAAGAAACCTGCCCCTTTAGTTCTGGGTATGTGTTTTCGTATAATAGTCTGGCTTTTATTTCTATCTCTCTTAGAACGTTTCGGTCTAAATCTGGCATTTCTGCTACAAAAAGACTTTTGCCCTCCCAAAAATTAGAGTGGTCGTCTTTTTCTTTTGGTACTTGTCCATTAGTCCACTTCGCTCTAGCCTGAAACTCGGCGGTGGAGATTAGGTAGTCAGCCTGCTCTTCTGTGATGAAATCTTCTTCTATAAGGATTTTGGTGTTTCCGTAAAAATAAGTCATAGCAAATTTTACCATTTTGTCTGGAAACTGAATTTGTTTGTGTTATAGTTTCTTCCAACAGGTTGTCGACGGAGAACCTGGAGTATGGCTGAATAATCCTCAAAGTCAAATGGGGAGGATAAGGCAACGTCTGACCTTAGCGGGTCGCCTTAGCGGGCAAAAGGCGGGTGTGCTCAAAAGCGGTACTGATGAACCGTATTGACTAGGCACTGGTGGTAAAAGGCAATCCACCTACTCACCACCACTCCTCTCATTAATGGGGAGTGGTACCCGCGTGTGTAGTTCAATGGCAGAACTCCAGTTTTCCAAACTGGTAGCGCAGGTTCGATTCCTGCTACACGCTCAAGTAAGGCATTGACAAAATGTCAGTGGTGTAGTGTATAGTGGGGATTATGGGAAGAAAAAAGAAAGCAACAGAACCAGTGGTGGCTAGACCAAATGCTAACTGGGAGTACATTACCGAGATGCAAATCAATGGTCGAAATGTGACTAAGGGGACCGAACTCAAAATCTCTGGCGAGCGCGGTCGCTTTGTGTTTGTCAATTACACAAAGACTGACAATGGCAAAGAGTGGCTCACGGTTTGGGGTGGACCTAAGGGGATGGAGTCTATGCGTAGTTTTTATCTAGACAAAGTCAAGACAGTCCACTCTAAGAACAAGACTGACGCCAACTTGGTCAAGGCGCTGAAAGAGCGTAAGAAGGCTGAGAGACAAGAAAAGCAAGCCGAAGAAGTTAGCGAATAACTATTAAGATTATTGCGCTATTTCGTAGAAGCCAGACATGTCAAAATGGATAGTAAGGTCCAAACTTGGTGGAGGTCAGTACTAGGTTTGTCAAACTTGAGGAAAGGGTTATGGGGCTTTGGCTTGGTAAATAAAGTTGATGTGAAATAGGTCAGTAGTATCAAGAATAAACGGAGTGGTTGCAGCAAATGTTTGGTCTTGGCTGGACTGATTTATGAACCAAAGGCTACAAATGTTACTGTCTGGTTCTAGGTGCCCCTTGATACTGTAATACCTACTTAAACTTGTGTCGTGAATAGTCCCGCCCCAACCGTTTGCGTGAAGTGCTGACTGCTTTGGGAGGGTGACTGAGTAAGCACCAGTGCCAAAGTGAGTAACGGCTGTCATTGGGACAGTAATTTGCACAACAACCATTTGACCATAATCAAAGTAAGTTCCCGTAGCAAGGTTAGAAGACTGGATTAAACCAGTTCCAGACCAAACAGGTGTGTAAGAAATTGGAGCCGAGGCACCAACGTCAGACATTCTGGCGTAACGGTTCTCCTCGGTGATAGAACCTTTATACATATCTCCAGCAACGCGAACGACGATGTCTTCGTCTGAAGAATAGAGTTGGTCGGCGATTACTTTATATTCGCCAGTTGAGTTTGATGCCATGAAGAATCTACTTTCAA